TTCAACATTACCAAAGTTTTTTCCATAATATTCAGAATCATAATCTTTACTCATCAAAATGGAATCATAATTTTCTAAGAGTTTAGCGAAATTTTGATACATTGTTTGATTAGTGCTTTTAATGCGAAGATGTATAATGATTGGGTCTAATGCGTTTGGAGCGGTTGATGTGGCAAAAGCAAAATCACGAATGATATTCATAATATCCGAAAAGTTGATATAATTAAAAGTTTCCTTAACATAATTACTATTGCTTGTAGACGTAGCGACAACCGGTTGATCCCCTATTGAGAAAATTTCAAAATCAAGACCTCTAACTCCTTGTTTTAATAAATTTTTCAAAATACATGTATCAACGTAATCGTTTTTGTAATTTCCACCACTACAGCAATTATAAGCACTCTTAATATAATAATCTTTGAATGTATAGTCAAATTGTTCAGAATTATCAATTGACCTAATTTTACCATTTAAGTCTCCATAAATGGAACCCATTGTTGAACATTCTTTGTATCTCAATCGACTATAATAAATATAATATAAGATTACAATTAAGACAATAAGCAATGTTATACCAACAATTAAATATATTGCGGTAGATTCTTTCATTTCTGTAACAGATTTGATAGTGTTATTAACAGTGTTTGTAGAACCGTCCATATTATATATATACTTTTAAAAAAAGTATAACAAAACATAATTCTATATACTTTCAAAAAAGTATAACAAAACATAATTCTATATACTTTCAAAAACGTATAACAAAAACATTTATATTATGACAAATAAAGAATTAAATATAATATTATATATTATAAAAATATGGCTGGTGGTTTAATGCAATTAGTGTCTCAAGGACAACAAAATATTATTCTTAATGGCAATCCAACAAAATCATTCTTTAAATCTGTTTATCATCAATACACCAACTTTGGTCTACAGAAATTCAGAGTAGATTATGAAGGTTCAAAAACATTACGTCTATCAGAAGAATCAACTTTTACGTTTAAAGTGCCTCGTTATGCAGACCTCTTAATGGATTGTTATTTGTCTGTAGCATTGCCTAATATTTGGAGCCCAATTCTACCTCCTCAGCAAGTTACCGAAGAGACAACCGCACAAGGTCTAGGAAACGTCGAACAATGGGCGCCATATGAGTTCAGATGGATTGAAAATATAGGAGCCAAAATGATTTCGAAAATCAGTATTACTTGTGGCAATTATACATTACAAGAATATTCTGGTAATTATTTATTAGCCTCAGTTCAAAGAGACTATAATGCTATTAAACTAGACTTGTTTAAGAGGATGATTGGTCAAGTGCCTGATATAACTGATCCAGCCAATTCAGATGGACGCGTCAATTCATATCCAAATGCTTATTACAGTGGAGATTTAGCAGGACCGGAACCATCAATTAGGGGTAGAATTTTGTATATACCTATCAATAATTGGTTCTGTTTAAAGTCGCAAATGGCTTTCCCATTAACATCTTTACAGTATAATGAATTACACATAAATGTGACCTTTAGGCCTATTAATCAATTATTTCAAATCCGTGATGTATTTGATGCTACAAACAATTATCCCTATATTAGTCCTAATTTCAATACATGGTATATGCAATTTCATCGATTTTTACAACCGGCTCCAGACGTATGTATTGGCATTGATTCTTATACAGACCAAAGAGGATTGTGGAACAGCGATGTTCATCTAAATTGCACTTATGGATTTTTATCAAACGATGAAGAGAGACTTTTTGCATTACAAGAGCAAAAATATCTTATTAAACAGGTCCACGAAACAATTTTTCCTAATGTTACTGGTCCAAACCGAGTAAATTTAGATTCCTTAGGTATGGTATCCAATTGGCTTTTCTATTTTCAAAGAAGTGATGCGAACTTAAGAAATGAATGGTCTAATTATACCAATTGGCCGTATAATTATTTACCATTGAACGTTATACAAGCTCCAACATCAGGAACATATACAGTTTATCGCACGATAGGTGGAACTCTACAACCAGTAGAAATTGGTCCTGGAGTAAATCCAGATGGAACTTTAACTGGTATAGTAATAAATCAAACATATAATCCACAAAATGATAAGTTAATTATGGTCGCAATGGGTATACTTCTCGACGGCTCTTACAGAGAGAATATTCAACCTGCTGGAGTATTTGATTACATAGAAAAATATACTAGAACAACCGGTAGTGCTCCGCCTGGACTATATTGTTATAATTTTTCTATACATTCAAATAACTCAGATTTACAACCATCAGGTGCTATAAATATGAGTAGATTTAATCAAATCGAATTAGAGTTTACTACAATTATACCTCCTTTAGATCCATTTGCTCAAAGTTTGACTATTTGTGATCCGGAAACAGGTTCTATAATTGGTGTTAATAAACCGACATGGCGCATTTATGATTATAATTTTGATTTATACTTATTTGAAGAGCGAATTAACGTTGTTAACTTCATTGGAGGCAATGTTGGTCTTATGTATGCTACATAAACTTATTCTTATTATTATGAAGATAATGTAGAATTTGATGCTGGTGGGGTTGTCTGATAAAATTGTCCTGTTGCTGATACTGTCATTGGATATTTTGCCTCATAAAAAGGCATTTTACCTTTTGAGGCTAATGGTATCGCATCTGAAATACCCTCACTATATTGGTCTGCCGTTTCTCTACTCTTGTTATATAGGTTTAAGCCTTCGTTAAATGATTTTGTCCATAAATCTAATCCTTGATATGGCATTTTTATTTGAGCATCTTTTGCACCCGGATATAATTCGGCAAAATCGGCATTATGATTATTATACCCTGTCGTCAATGGACTATATTGTAGTCCTTGTTGTCCTAATTTTCCACCATTGTCATAAGGAGGAACAGTCTCGGTTGTACACGTATCTTCCAATTTAGGCCCTGGATTACAACCTTGACAATCTATATCTGAAGTGCATTGCTCTCTAGTTATGGCGCATTGTGATTTAGGCCCGCAAAAGTTCTTACAACTAACGGGATCATTTATGGGTAAATTTACGGTATGACTATATAACGGCGAATTAACATCATTATAATCGATCAATGCATCTTTTGGGTATGGAATAATTTTTTGAGAATATTTTTCAAATTCGGTTAAAGCTTTGGTTCCATTATCACTACTATTATCACTATTATTATTATTACTATTATTATTACTACCATTTGTTAAAGCCTGGTTACCATTTGTTAAAGCTTCCTTCAAACTGTTATTCTGGAAACAATTATTTACAATCAAAGTGCTACCATATTTTATTATTAGCCAAAATAAAAATAAACTAACAACAGTATATAATATTGTATATTTATAATTTAACATTATATATATACAATATTATATTTTAATTGTTATATTTCTAAGAATTTAATATATATTTATTATAACTAATGTCTACAGCAGAAAATACAAATACAATTGATGAAAAAAAAACTGAAGAAAATGACTTCGATCCGGATTTCAAAGGGTTTATAAAAAATTATATATCTAGTATTGTATTTACTATAGGAATAACTACTTTTTGTTTTGGTGGTCTCGGATTATATACTACAAAAGTAGCCCAAGCCAACATTCTTCCAGATAATATAGAATTAGCACCATATACTGTTTTTGATCGCGTGGTTAAAGACATACCTATTGATATTAACATTATGCGGCCAACTTTTTTTTCTGAAAGCAAAGACACAGTTTCACAAAAAGCCATATTCAACTCTGTAGAATATTTAGACAGTTTTAATAACAATTTCTTATGTTATTTGAAAAAGAATGCTAATCCAGATGGTGGTTTATTATCTAATCTGTCTTTATTTTTATCACGTGTTTACGATAACTTAATTGCAAAAAACTTTCTTGTTATCAATGCCATTTTCTTTTATTTAAGTTTTCTTCCGGAAACCCTTATAATGTTTTTGTATGGAATGTTCGGGATGTTTCTTTGGATGGGGGTATGTTTCTTTAATGCATGTATGAGTATATTTTACCATTTTATAAACATCCCTGAATTATTTAGAACCGCTGATGAAAATGATAAGTCAAAATGGGAACCTTCAGAACAAATATCATTTAAGCGTTATTTTAAGCTTTTTTTATTTTTCTTACTATGGATACCAGTTGTATTATGTTCTGCATTTATTGCGCCTATATTGGTGACTATATACGGAATATTATCTCCATTATTCGCCACTTATAAAATCCCAAAAACTAACAAAACATATGGTGTATTAGATTTTATAAAAGATACATTTGCTTATAAGAAGTTTTTCTTTTTTATTCTAGCTACACTAAGCTTGATATCAAATGGAATGACATATTTAGGAAAGAATTCTATAGTTGGAATTATAATAGCTATTATTTTTGCTTATTTTATGGGTTTGTATAATAACGAAATGCCGGAAGTAGGTAGTGATGGGTTTACAAGTAAAATCCGACAACATATGAAACAAGCAACTGTTTTTCCAATCGACACTTCAAACCCAAAATTAGTAGAACTGTGTAAACCAATCCCTATAATAGACAATGATTTAAATGAAAAAATAAGTAGGGGAACTTTTAGACAAACTACACAATCAAAAAACAAAGGTGGTGGTGTTGATGAACTTGATGGCTATGATGATATAAATCAACCACCAATAGAACAAAGATTAGAACAAAGATTAGAACCAACAGAACAAAGATTAGAACCAACAGAACAAAGATTAGAACCAACAGAACAAAGATTAGAACCAATACAACAAAGATTAGAACCAATAGAACAAAGATTAGAACAAAGATTAGAACAAAGATTAGAACCAACACAACAAAGATTAGAACAAAGATTAGAACCAACACAACAAAGATTAGAACAAAGATTAGAACCAACACAACAAAGATTAGAACAAAGATTAGAACCAACACAACAAAGATTAGA